GCTGACATCGCGAGTGGTAGGATTTACGATAGACTTATTGCGGTTGTCCATCACTGGCAGCCACATAGAGTGGGTAATTCCTTGGACTGTTACAGATACATTAACTTCCACTGTTGCATTAGATAGGCAAGCAGGTTCAATGTACTCATAGGTTGAGTCAGGGTAGTTCTCCATCAGGGTCTGCCATGCCCATGCCCATGATAGGTAGGTTAGCTTGCCTTTCTGTTCTACTTTAGCTGAACAGTCGATTGAGGACAGTGTTGCCCATACGGATTTCTTGTTAGTCATTTTATTTCTCCTGCTGATTGCATTTGTTCAAGGACATAGCGAGCGCCATATCCAATGTCATAGGCATTTGACTGCCCTTCTTTGTGTGGATAACCTTCGCGGCAATCACACTCACCGCGATCTAGGTCATTCAAGTAATCTATATCTTTATCCATGTTACACCTCCAATCCATGTAGTTTTAACATAGCATCACGTTGCTCAATGCTCTTGGAAAATCTATTGATCTGGTTACGCAAAAAGTTATCAGTATCAATTTTGCACTGTGCCATTTCACGCGTCAATGGTGTGTCTGGCATGATGGGGCGCTTCTCGTAGAAGTCTAAGTCATCTGCATCACGACCAGTAAGGTCACTCATAAAGCTGTTGAAGGCTTGGTCTGGACTGCCAGTTCTGGCGGGGTCTTCATCTCGATAGTTCATGTTACTCTCCTGTTGTTTGAGCTGTTACAATAATTGAATCGTGCTTGCCTGTCAATAACTACTTGTAAATTAATTCATATAGTCATACTATGTCACCTCACTAAACAAACAGAGAAATACAATGGATGTCGTTAAAGCAATTAGCTTCTACTTAAATACGCGTAACATGAGTCACATCGAGTTCTCCAGGCTCACATTATTGTGTCCAGCTACTGTCAGTCTACTGATGAACCGCCACCGCAATCCCTCGTTAGAAACTATGATCCGCATAGCAGATGCTCTAGGTATTAAGCTGTCTGAATTTGTGGAAGCTGGTGAATAAGATGAAGAAAGGTAATGACACTATTATCCCTGAGAAGAAGGGTTACTACGCTATTATCCCTGCATCTGTCAGATACGATAAGCGTCTACCTGCTAATGCCAAGCTACTCTATGGTGAGCTAACTGCTCTGTCTAATGAGAAGGGCTTCTGCTGGGCTGGCAATGATTACTTTGCTGGCCTATATGAAGTAAGTAAGACATCAGTTAGCAAATGGGTAAGCGCATTAAGGGATGCAGGCTACATCCAAATCCAATTAGAGTATGCCGAGGGTACTAAACAAATCTTACATAGGTATATAAGAATAGTTAATGACCCTATTGAAGAAAAGTTAAATACCTCTATAAGAAAAGTTAAAGACCCTATTGAAGAAAAGTTAATAGTTAATACTACAGTTAATACTACATCTAATAATACAATGAATAAGGGTCGTTTCACTCCACCCACCTTGACTGAGGTGATTGATCAGTGTAATTTTAGTGGGGCTGGTATTGATCCACAGGGTTTCATTGACTTCTATGAGAGCAAAGGTTGGATGATCGGCAAGAATAAGATGAAGTGCTGGAAGTCAGCCATGAGGACATGGGCTAGGAAGGATAAGGAAAGGAACCGAGAACGATCTGTTAAACAAAAACAAAAACCAAGTGGCCTGAAGGGTCGCGACATAACTGAAAGCCTATCTGATACCAGTTGGGCAGATTAAACTACACTAGGAGAGCAACATGAGAGCAAGAAAATACGAAATGAAACCAACACCCCACGCGCCAAGCAAGCACCACCCCAACACTACCTTCAAAAAGTGGGTAGGAGATCGCACTGACTTGGGGCTAGTTAAGGGCAAGACTTACACTTGGACTGAGTTCGGCGCAACGGTAGGTATTGTTGCCAGCAGTATGAGAGGCCGAGTTAGGGGAGCAAAGGAAGTCAGTGATTGCCATATGTGGAAAGCTGGTGAGCGCAAGCCTAAAGCCGAGTGGGGTGTTACTACTATCACAAGGTGTGAAACAGATGCCGATAAGTTATCGCAGAAATACCTGAGGATGAAGCTATGAGTATTGATTACAATAAAGACCTAAGCAAGAAAGAAATACAAGCAGCTTGGGACTACGCATTACTGAGTGGCGCAAGGCATGGGGTTAAAATGTTCAGGGTATTCGCTGACTTCCTGAATGCTATTGGAAGCAACACTGTTGAACTGTATGGCATGAAATACAAGAAATATTATGAGCCAGAGTTTCAAGATTTTTTTGATGGCCTTGAGCTTAATAGGTGTCGAGATAGGCAACGTGATGGCAGGTTAAGTTGTCAGTTTAGAATGAATGATTCTTTGTCCTTTATTGGCGCAAGGTGTTCGCCATTGCAACTGGCATTGCTGGATAAACGTGTGGATCTTGATGAAATAGTGTCCAACATTAGACACTACAAATGGGTAAGAAAGAATTTCACTGGCAAAAAGAAAAAGAAACGCACTCACGATTCATACCGATACGTTAATCTTAAAAGCCTAACTTTTGCAAACCAATGGAGTACAGTGAAATGACACAGGGTGATTACGTTAAGGTAAGTTCGACCAATGAGGTGGAAGCTAAGCTTAAGCACCTGGAGGCCAGAATAAGGGATTGGAACTACCAGTCCCCACTGACTATTAAGCTGGAATCATTCACTGACCCAACAAGTCTGAGTCAGGATGCCCTGTTTAACATCTGGTGTAGGACTATTGCTGAATCTATGAAGGCTAAGACCCCTAGTGCTGACGCTGAGGCATGGAAGTTGTGGCTAAAGAATAAGTTCCTTGGTACATACGCTGTAAAGGTGGGTAGGGAGTCGATAGAGGGGCAAGTGTATGCAACCCCTAAGGGTAAGGCTAAGATGTCTCAATTCATGCATAGCGTGCTTGTGTTTGCAGATACCAAATTGAATGTTAGACTGAGCGTACCCAAAAACTCAGAGTATGTGAGAGTCCGACAAAATGAGCTTGAAAAAGAATCCAAACAGAAAGCCAAGAAAGAAAGCAACGCTACCTCAGGAAATAGAGAAGGCAGCAGTGCTACTCCAGAAACTCGTTCGTCTAAAAGCGAGCAGCAACTTGGGCTTTTGTGAGTGCGTCACTTGTGGGGCAATTAAGCACTATAAGGAAGCTCAAGGAGGCCACTTTTATGGAAGAAAAGAAGTGCTGCGATTCAAACTATGGGAAGAAAATATCCATCCCCAATGTGCTGGATGCAACTGGAAGGGAATGTTGACGACCAAGATACGAGAGCGATACCGGATGTATATGGAAGATATGTATGGAGTCAGGCGAGTAAAGGCCATGAATAGACTGGCATTCAGAAAGCCGCCCAAATTTAAGATGGATGAAGTGCTAGAGTTTAAGAAGTATTTGAGAGAGCAAATTAAAATTCAACTAAAGAGGCTAGGCGAATGATTGAAGATCAGACCCCATTTATCCAGATAGTATATGAAGAGATTGAAGAGTATGGGTTATACGACCACAAAATAAAGCTGTTCAACCTGATGGAGGCAGCACTCAATGGTATGAGCGGCAAAGCCAGAAAAGAAATCGACGAATTGTGGCTAGAGATTCAAGAATACAAAGTGCAGTTAGCTATACCGCCAACTGATGAAGAATTAGTATTGCGCCACCCTACAATGTCTGTATAATAAAACGCATGACAGGGTTTTCTAATAAATTTTCCCTGTCTACGCTTGGGTTTGTAGCGTGACGTTTTCGTTTAGATAGTTGTATGTTTGTGTTTTAACCCCGCCTTGGACTCCTACTCGGCGGGGTTTTTTTTGGGCGTAAAAAAAGGGACTCGAAAGCCCCTCAATTTTTTAAACTATGCCTCCAGGAGCTACCCCCATTGGTCCGCCATTGCCTCAGCTATGCCCTTATAGGTGGTGCTTCTGATTTTCCATCGGTCTGCACTAGGCGGCAGGTAGTGAATTCTCTGCGCTTCTGATTTTGGAAGGGTGTCGTAAATATGCTTCACGTTATCGGTATCTGTTAGGGGCGGCAGGTTATGCAGCCATAGGCCAGTTTTTTTGCTTTCAGGGTGTCCGAACTGGTAGGGTTGAACGTACTGGGTGGGCTTCACTGGTAGTACGCCAACAGGGTTCTCAAATGCTACGCGTGGTGCGTGTTGTTTCGCGTGGTCGTATAGGCTCAACGTCCACTCTATAGCCTCAGCCCTCATGTGGTTTTTAGGTTTACCAGTGCCATAGTGGGCATTGCCAGATACAGCTAGTGCAGTGCAAGGTGGGTGCATGATAATCAAATCCCAACCCTGAGCAATGACAGGCCAACAGTCACCCTCAAAATGGTATTGGCTACCATCGTCGGCGGGTAACAGGTCGCAGCTCCATGCGTCATGCCCACGTTTTCGGAATGCCTCACGGACAACCCCAGAATATTCACACGCAATTAAAACTTTCATTAGATTCTCCACACTATGTAAACCAATACCCCAAAAAGTATATAGAAAACCTTTTCCAGCACGATCAGCGCCACCCCATAAATAAAATCAATTAGCTTTTGCATTGTTTAAACTCTCCATTTCAATATTATGTCAAATGCTTTTGAGTCTAATCGCTGTAACTCGTTGTCTGTTAAATGGCCGATCTTATGCACTCGCTCAAATCCTTTCAATGCTCGGTCAATATCGCCACGCGTCACGCACCGGTTTAATCTGTCTATTGCTGATTTGTAATTGCTCATTTTTTTACCTCAATTTTTGCTTCGCTTTCAATTTTGTTTTTACAGCAATCGCATATAACGTGATCGCCTATAAAATTAATATTAGAATAATAGGGGCCATCGTGTATCGCTTTCCCGCAGTGATCGCAGTCGGTGTAATGATCCATTGTTTATAGCCCTATTGATAAAAAAGTAAATGTTACAGCGTAGAAGAAAGCGGCACCAACAAAGGCACCCGCTATGGTTACAGTCCAACCGATCACGCTTGCAATCATATCATTGCGACGATCACGCCGACGGTCTGCTAGTACTTGGGTTCTTAGTGCGCTATTCATTTTAAAACCTCCGTTCAATGGTGGGGCAGACTGCTTTTAGTGCGGTGTAAATATGCTGATCATTCATGTAGGGGTACAGGTTATCTGATACCCAACGCGACAATCCCGCACCATATAACAGATCAAAGCAAAATCTTTTTTGTAAGTCTTTTACTTTTTCAGATCGCGGGAACTGTCCTTTTTCGTATTCTTCAATAAGTCGATCATATTTTAAAAGGATAGGCGCAATCTCTGCTTTTAGGTGCTGCAAGTGTTCGGCTTTAATTTTCATTTTATTACCCTATACAGTTTAGAGTTGCTGTTTCAAAATCATCTGACAATGTGACGGCCAGTGCTGCCGTATTACTGATACCGCAAATCCCGTCAAAATCAGAATGCTCCGACCGCATAAAATCAGCCATTTCATACACCTCACCGCTTTGCTGGCAAATCAGTTGATCGCCTTCAAGGTCGCACGTTTTAGTCCAATAAATTTTGTAGTCGCTCATGATTGTACTCCGTTGTTGTAGTAAGTATTAATAAACCCCCACAGTGTAGGGGCTTAAAACTAATTACTTAGGGAAGCGCTTTGCAATGTAGGACTCAAGCTCAGCGCCTTCAAGTTTAATTTCAGTGCAATCATTTGCTTTTGCAAGCTGGACAATTTCCGTTTCAAGCTCCTCGCTAATTTCTTCATCTTCATCTTCATCTTGCGTTAATTCATATAAAGCAGTCATGCAAGCATCAAACAAAATCGCATAAGCTAGTCGGGTAACATAGTCTGCATAGCTAGCGGCTTGATAGTCTATTTCTTCAAGATGGAATTCTGCATTATCTCGGTCACATTCAAGACACAATAAACCGGCTTTATAAGTGTAGATAACTGACTCGTGCCCGTCGCAAATTTGGTGTATAAAATCAGCGGTATCTGTATGGAATTCTCTTTCTTCAATCATTGCCATTTTAGCAATTGATTTGGCTTCTCGTTCTAGTTGGTACTGGTTTGAAATAGTCATATTAATTCTCGCGCCTTATTAATTCTGCATGGCAATAATTGATTTCATCTGTATATTCTGGAATGTTAAGATTTTCGGGGCGGGCTAAAATTGCCTTGTGACAATCCTGAATTACATTTTTTAAACACTCGACACTTTTTGTTTTTAAAAGCGCAACGTATTGTGAGTGCCATTTGCCAGTGCCATCGTTGTATTGATTCATCTTAATTACCTTTTTTTAGTTTAATAAGTTTAATAAATACCACTCCTAAGAATGGCACTGATAAACCTACTATCTCAGTTTATGCTGCTGCTGGACTAAAACTCTTATATCAGTACACGCGTCTCGAATTGCTTCTCTGTAATCTGGATATAGTGAAAACGCTAATTCTCTAATTGCAAAGCCTTCAGATTGTTTTATCTGAACCCATTCTTTATCGCCCATTTCATCAAAGCAGCATTTTGCCGTCTGAATTGATTTATATTGTTTTATGAATGTTATTAAAAATTGCGAGTAAGCCATTTTGTGTCACCTTATATAGTAGTAAGTAAAAATTCTGTTTTCGTTCTCGTTGGGTCGCAGTATATCGAGATCAATATCATTTACAACTATAAATGTTGTTTTTCTTTAAAATAGTGAAAGTTAACCTTTAACTGTTACAAAAGGTAACAAAGATTGCATTAGTTGATCATTTTTCGTACAATCGGGGTGTATATAAAGGTTAAGGGAATCAATGGGCTATAAATAGAGTAATGAAGGAAACAAGGATTGTCGCACTATATTGTCCACTGGTATGCGGCAGACTACTATCATTTACTACTATAAAGGGTGGTGATGTTGGTAGTGGTGTTGGTAGCAGAAAAAGAAAGGGTATCAATAAGGTTTTAAAAGCCAACAAAAGGAGTCAAGATCAAGACAAAAAGAGTCAAGATCAAGACAAAAGGAGTCAAGATCAAGACAAGACACCCCCCCCTCCGAAGTGTGGCCCAGTGTGTGTATATATGTCTTTGACAAAAAAAAATTACTGAGAATGCTATGATAAAAATTGTGACAGATGAACAAGTACATGAAATGGATATTGAGTTAATCGAACAGTTTGCTGTTTATCTACTTGATGGTGATCAGGTTGGTATGGCTGATTTGATTTACATTGTAGAAGATAGAATGACTGATGATTACTTAGATGAAAAACAACAACATTCACTCGTGTAAAGGTTATATATGTCTCGTATAGGAATACCCAATAAGAATAAGAAGTTCTTACTGGCTCGCTTGCAGGATATGTACGGTGAACAGTTCCATCCCATAATGAAGATGGCCGAAGCTGCTAGTAAGCTAGACTGCATTGCTGAAGAAGAAGGTGATGTGACTGCTCTGACTGCTTCTGTTAATGCGTGGGGTAAGATTGCCGAGTACACTGAGCCAAAGCTAAAGGCTGTAGAGATTCGCTCTGACGATTCCGCTGTAGTTACTGTGTCGCGTAGACGCTTTGATGGTGGTATGGATGCCATAGAAGCGGACATAGTAGAGGACATAGAGGATGCTATAGTGGAAGCCATAGTAGACCACAGCGAAGATAAAGATGAGGATGAGCATGGAGATGAAGAGTAATGGCTAAGGGCAAGAGCATGGTAGATAAGCTAGACAAAGAAACCAAAGATAGGCATTTCCGTAATCACAGTGCCAATGCTAACGGTGGGAAGGGTGATGGCAACCGCACCTCAACTGCTAATACTCGCGCTAAGTATAAGTCGATGTATGACCAAATAGACTGGAGCAAGAAGTAATGCCAGAAATTGAATACTGTATGGGGCCACAAGGTCAGATACTCCAAGACTACGCAGACTGTCGAGCGCAAAACTCCTTTATCTGTGGGCCACTAGGTTCAGGTAAGACTGTCCAAACAATCCTTAAGCTGTTTGACCTAATGTGTGAACAAGCTCCAGTGATGACCAAAGGACATAAGAACTATGGTGTACGGCTTTCCCGTATCATTGCCTGCCGAAACACCTACTCTGAATTGTTCTCCACAACCATTAAAGATTGGCTAGAGATACACGAAGACCTTGGCCCATTCCGTCAGGGTAACAAAGAGCCACCCACACATTACATCAAGTTCCGTTTAGAAGATGGCACACGAGTTCATTGTGAGGTCATATTCATCGCTTTTGACCGCCCTGAGCATGTTAAGAAGGCTAGGGGTATCCAGACTACATGGGTATGGCTAAACGAGACGAAAGAACACGCTAAGGCCGTTCTCGATATGCTTGATCTACGTCATGGTCGCTATCCTTCCCCCAAGGAGGGAATCAAACCTACGCATCATGGAATGCTGGGTGACAGTAACGCTCCTGATGAAGACCATTGGTACTACAAGTTGGCCGAGATTGAGCGACCAGAGGGCTGGGTATTCCATCGCCAACCAGGTGGTGTCTACAAAGATGGTGAGAAGTGGAAGATAAATGAGAAGGCAGAGAACCTAGGCAACCTGCCTGACAATTACTATAAACGTGGCCTATCAGGTAAAACAGATGATTGGATTAAAGTTAATCTTGCGAATGAATACGGCTTTGTGTCTAACGGTAAGCCGGTTCACCCAATGTATACGGACAGCGTTCACGCATCCCATATGGACTTCACACCGAGCAAGGACACTCCTATCGTTCTGGGTTTTGACTTTGGTCGTACACCTGCTTGTGCCTTTCTTCAGCGTACTGCTATCGGAAGGTGGGTCTGCTTTGACGAAATGGTTCTCACTGATTCCGGTGCAATAGACTTTGCGCCTACCCTAAAACGCTATATTGAAGACAATTATCCTGATCACAGCTTTAAAGGGTGGGGTGATCCTTCTGGTGACAACAAGAATCAGGCCAACAGTGATACGCCGTTCAAGATCATGCGAGCCGCTGGCATACCCTGTCAACCAACAGACTCTAACGATCCCCTGAAACGCAGAGCCGCTTTAGAAGTACCTATGAAAGAGATGTGTATGGATGGTAAGCCTCGCTTTATAGTGTTGCCCAAAGCCTCCATGATACGCAAAGGGTTACAAGGTGGGTTCTGCTATCGTCGTGTGCAGACATCTGGCGAGCGCTATAGTGACCAACCAGATAAGAATGAATACTCTCACCCAGTAGAGGCTCTTGAATACGCCCTGCAAGGTGAAGGTGAAGGTCGTTCTGCTCTCCGTAGAGAAGGTGGGTTCTTAAAGCCACACACAGCAAAGGCAAACTTTAGTGTCTTCTGAAGAAATAGATATGTGGGTAGTGTTCACCTGCGATACAGGACATTGGTGGTCTAGGTTTATCAAGGAAGATATGGGCCACTGCTATGTCATCGTACCTTCTGGGGGTAAGTTTATTGTAGCTGGTAAGA